CATCAACACTTTAGACTTTGGTACTGCTCCTGATCTTATTCCTACGTTCGCGCAGGTTGTTGAGATGGAAACTAAGGTTGCTGAAGACAACGCTCTGTTGGGTAACTTGGCCTACATTCTTCCTGCGTCTATGTACGGTGCATTGAAGACCGTAGAGAAGGCTACTAACACTGCTCAGTTCGTAGTTGAGCCTGGTGGCACTATCAACGGATACAACGCAATCGTTTCTAACCAGTGCTCTGCTGGAGATCTGTTCTATGGAAACTTTGCGGATCTGTTGGTTGGAATGTGGTCAGGCGTAGATCTCACAGTAGATCCATACAGCCTTTCTACTACTGGTAGCATCCGTTTGGTTGCCTTCCAGACTGTAGACGTTGCTGTACGTCACGCAGTTAGCTTCTGTCTCGGTAACGATGGCGGCAGCTAATAGCTGATAAGTCCCGCCCTGTATATTTCTATGGGGCGGGATTTTCTATAAGGAGGGAGCATGAAGTACAAAGTTATTCGAGATTGCATCATCAAGGGTCAGCAGCAAAAGGTAGACTCTATTGTTGACTTAGATAAAGAAGTTGCAGATCAATTACTGTCTATTGGCCGCATTCAGCCTTATGATGAGCCACAGGTTGAAAACCGTTCTATCGGTCTGTCTATGTCTTCTGAGAAGCCAAAGCGTCGAGGCCGAGCAAAGAAAGTGGATAAGATTACTGCTGAAGATCCTTCTAATGGTTGAGACTGGTTCAGCACGTCTGGCTATGCTCAAGGATTTCGGTGAGGATATGTCTGCCTCCAGCGAGAGGACAGGGTTCTTTCGCTTTAGGGGTATTTTCGACAACGATCATGAGATGGTTGCCGGTCAGACAATGGACTTCTCTCTGCAACGTCCTCGCATTACCTGTATATCTAGAGATATAGCAGGATTGCTTGAGGGTGATAACGTCACGATTCGCGGAGAGCTTTATCAAGTTGTTGTTATTATGCCTGACGGCACAGGATTTACTGAGTTAATGCTGGAGCAGCAGTAATGCACACTAGGCAGGCTATTAGAGAGGCTGTATTAGATCGGCTCACAGGACTCGCTACGACGGGTTCTAACGTCTTTATGAGCCGAGTTTACCCTATGAGTAGGAATACGCTTCCTGGTATGGCTATATTTGCCATCAGCGAGTCTACTCTATATGCCACAAGTAGCCTTCCGAGAACTCAGCAGAGAAACTTAAACATAACTGTAGAAATTTACGTAAAGGGTGTTGATGGGTACGACGATCAGATTGATAAGATCGCGTCAGAGGTAGAATCGGCACTCTACGAGGATGTTACGCTTGACGGGCTAGTTCTGGATACAAAAGTGATGTCCATTGAAGTAAACTTTAGCGATGGCGCTGAACAGCCTGTTGGTGCTGCCGCTATGACATTAGATATTTTGTACGTCACCAAAGAAGGTGGCACTGAAATTAATTAAGGGAGACCGAAATGGCTACTTTTTCTGGTAAGGACGGCGCGGTATACATTGGCAATGTGGCCGTTGGTGAGGTTCGTGATTGGAGCATTGAGCAGAGCGCAAACCGTATAGATGATACGGTTATGGGTGATAGCTGGATGACTGGTAAGATCACGCAGCGTTCATGGACTGCTTCTTTTAACGTATATTATGATCCAGCAACTTCTATTGCTGTTGGTGACTTATTGACTCTTAATCTTTATCCTCAAGGCAAGACTACTGGCTTGAAGTATTACAATGGGCAAGCCCACGTAACTTCTTTGTCAAGCACTGCGTCATTTGACGGAATGATTGAAGCATCTGTGTCTGTTGAGGGAACTGGTGAACTTAAACTTTTGACGGCGTAATCTTATGAAGCTAATTGAAAAAGCAGTATCACACTTCTCATCAAAGGAGCGTCGAGAGATGTACGTTCCTGAGTGGGAAGAGACCATTTATGCTCGAAACGTGAACCTTGAGGATAAGAGTTCATGGATGAGCAAATCTGATGGAGATACCTTTGAGTACATGCTCTACGCGATTATTGGTGGGGCAGAGGATAAAGATGGGAATCTATGCTTTGATATTGGCGATAAGCCCAAGCTAAAGAAGGCTGTTGATCCAGAGGTTGTATCTAAGGTAGCTGGTTTTATCTTAGAGACCTCTGCGAAAACGGATGAGGAACGCGAAAAAAACTGATAGATGGCGAAGGTAAACAAACTGAGCTTTACTTCATTTATGAATTAGCCGATTACCTTCGTCAGCCTCTCAGCACAATTCTCGCCATGACCGCTGATGAATATAATCATTGGTTCACTTATTTACGTATAAAGGCTGAGAGGCAAGAGAAAGATGGCAAACCTAGACCCCATAGTCCTAGAAATCGTAGGAAAAGATAAGACAAAGGAAGCCTTTGATTCTGCCTCTAAAAGCGTAAAAGATAATAAAAAGTATGTAGATGATTTAATAAAGAGCTTGAAGAGGCAGCAAGCCGAAATAGGCATGTCTACTAAAGACCTCAAGCTGAATGAGTTAGCCAACAAAGGTGTTGGCATAGCTGTTCAGAAGCAGGTCGCCACTTTGTACGACCAAATAGAAGCAACCAAAAAAAGCACGGCAGCGTCTGGAAAGCTAAAGCAGCAGCTTAGATTTGTTCGCGGAGGCTTTGGTCAGGTTGGACATCAAATTCAGGACGTTGTAGTTCAGGCTCAAATGGGAACTAACGCCTTTCTTATACTTGGTCAGCAGGGTTCTCAAATTGCTTCTCTTTTTGGGCCTGGTGGCGCAATGATCGGTGCTCTGGTTGCTGTTGGAGCAGCATTTGCAACATATATAGTTGCATCAAACAAAGCAGAAGAAGTGACGAAGGACTTCAAAGATGAAGCAAGATCTTTGGCTGGAGAGTTATCTAGTCTCAGTGGAGCTATGCGAGATGCGGCATCTGCCAAAGTAGAGAAAAACTTCAATGATATTTTAGTAACAACTTTAGATCTTCGTCAGAAGCTGAGGCTTGCTGAAGCCGCTGCCAAATCGCTGGGTAGTGGAATGAATCTTGGCGCATTATCTGCTGACGACCTTACATATAAGATCGCTCAATTAAGAGGTGAAATTGATGCAAATGAAAAGCTGCTGCAATTATTAGGAGCGAGGCTTGACGGTACATCCTCCTCTACAGAAGATTTGCTGAAAAGTCTGGAAGACGAAGTTGCATTATTTGGAGCGAGCGCAAGGGCTATTGCAATTCACACTGCCACTATGGAGGGCGCTACTCAGGCTGATATTGATCGAATAAATGCTTTATATGATCAGCTTGAAGCTATGCAGGCCATTGAAGCTCAAGAGAAGGCCGCATCAAAAAAGAAGCACGCAAAGGTTGGAGATAATTTTAGCGATCAATTCAATCGTGAGGCAGCGATATTTGATGATTTAGCTGCGCTTGAAAAAGGCTTCATGACTGAACAAGAGCTACTCATGGATAATGAGATGGCTAAATTGGCTATCATTCAGGATGCTCTTGATAAGAAAATTATTAGCGAACAATATGCCGCTGATCTAACCAAGCAAATACATCAAGAGACTGCCGATGCTACTAGGGCAGCAACTCTAACCCAAGCGTCAGCGGTTGTTGGCGCAATGCAGGCTCAAGTGGGTCAACTTGCAGGATTGTTTGATGAGGCTAGTGGCATAGGCAAAGCATTTTTCGTTTTGCAGCAGGCAATGGGCGCAGCGCAAGCAATCATCAGCGGTCATGTAGCTCAGATGAACATTGTCAGAAACGCTACCGCGCTGGGTCTTGATCCGGCCACAGCCGCTGCTCTAGGTAGTGTAGCTCTTGCGATGGGATATGCGTCTGCTGGCGCTATCATGGGACAAACGGTTGCCTCGTTTGAGGGTGGGGGTATTACCTTCAACGGCGCGAGATCTGGTGGTCTTGACGGTAAGGGTGGCCGTATGGCGATGGTTCACCCTAATGAAAAGATCACAGACTTAGAGAAAGGTGGTGGCTCTGGTCAGCCTGTAAACATCAGCTTTAACATCTCAGCAGTAGATGCTAAGGGCGTAGATCAGCTTCTTGTGGAGCGTCGATCTTTGATCACCAATCTGGTCAATAAGGCCATCAATAACCGTGGCAGGAGTTCGCTGGCATGAGTGCGATTGCAGGCGTTTCATACGCATCAGTAAGTGGTAGGGTTGTTAGATACAACCTGCGTAGTACCGCTATCAACGGCAGAGAGCAGGTTAGGAATGTAGGCGGTGAACGTCTTGAATGGACGGTAACATTCCCGCCAATGACTCGGATTGAGTTTGATTCCGTATGGTCTTTTATATATCCGCTTGATGGTGGCATCACTTCTTTCACTGCGTCTCTTCCCAATCCTTTTCGTCCTGGCGTCTATGAGAACTACTCAGTCCGACTAGCTAACGATGTGCAGGAATATGAT